TTTCATATCTAACTCCTTAAAATTTATCTCTTTACTTCTCAACATCTTTGTTGAAAATTTCTTTTATAAGTTCTCCATTTTCATCTAAACCTTTACTTACACTATCTAGTACTCCATTTTTATAATTAAGTATTGAAGTTACTTCTCCTTTTTCATTAAAAACTTTCATTTCTCCATGAGCTAGTCCATCTTTCATTTTTCCTTTAGATAAAAGAGTTTTATTAAGCCAAGTTTCAATATTTCCTGTTGTAAGATTAGAATCAAAGCTATAGATAAATTTTAGTTCATGACCACCATCAAGATAATTTGTAACTATAGTTTTATTCCCTGTATCTTCTTGTTTAGTAAGTAATTTTCCATGTTTATTGTATAAATCTAATTTTTTGTATTCAATATCTTTTGGATTAACTTCTACTAATTCACTATCTTTAGTCTTTGATGAAGATTTTTTTATTTTACTTTCAAACTTTATTCTAAATTTCTCATTATTTTCTAAATATGTTATATCTGCATATTCAAAAGCACCTTCTTTCTTATGAATTTCTTGGTATTTCATTTCAAATGGTAAAAAACTATTTGAAACATTCTTTGAAAGTATTTTTTCATGAAGTAATTTACCAGTCTTATCTTTAACTATCATCTTCTCTTTTTCTATTTTTACAGAAAATATTAGATTTTTTTCTTCTACTCCTTTTTCTATATAAGTCTTTAAGTTTTTACTACTTTTAGCTTCTGATATAACTAAAGTTTTAACTGCATTCATGAAATCTGCTGAAGCAGTTTCATAAACTTCTGCTGAGTAAGATACTAAACTAGAAAACATAAATATTCCTAGTATAAAAATTAAAATTTTTTTCATTTTTCCTCCATTCAAAACTCTAAACCTCACATGACTAATACCCTACAAGTGCTGGATTCGTAAGTATTTTTGCACTATTTAATAATAAAATATAAAATAAAAAAGGCTATTGCAAATTCACAAAAATTAAAAAATAGTTTGTTACTGAGTAAATTTCTTAACGATAAAATTCTTATTCATAACTCACTGATTTTTACTTTAAATTGAAAACTTAACTTTGCAATAGCCCCTTACTATAAATCTAATTCTTTTAGTAATGCAGTTTTTAAAATACTTGATAAATTTATTTTTTTTTCTATTGCAATATCTTTTAACCATTTTGGTAAAGTAACTGTTGTACTCACTGATTTATTTTGATTTCTTTTTTTATATTCTAACATATTGGCTTCAATCATAATTAAAGTTTCATTTTTTTTTAATTTTTTTACTTCTTTTGGTATTGGAATATTTTCTAAGCCATCAAGATACAATTCTAAACAATCTTTTGCCATATATAAAGCTTCTTCAAAAGTATCTGCACAACTAAAAGCTCCTTCTAAATCAGGAAAAGAGATACTATATCCATCTTCTTCTTTTTCGAAAATTGCAGGAAATAAATATTTTTCTTTCATATTATCACCTCTTTTTTTATATAGGAGAAGGGGGTGGAGTAGCTACTTCCACCCTGCCATTTTAAAGATTGAATGAAGAGTTTTCTTCTTAAAATCTTTTCTAGGATGAGGTATAGTTAAAACTTTTTTAGTAACTGGATGTTCCCATTTCGTATGAGAACCAGTTTGACCTTTAAATTTCCAACCTTCCTTTTCCAAACGGCTGATGATTTCTTTTGACGTCATCTAAATCACCTCCACCTACACATATAATAACACATATAATTATATTTGTAAAGAAGTTGCTTAGTATTCCACTTTTTTTCTGAAAAATTTCTTTAAAAAATATAATTTTATTTCTTTTGCTCTTTTCTAGTTATCTGATAAATCTATTTAATTAATCAAAATAAAAAAAATTACCATTAATTTTAATGGTAACCTAGATATTTATATATTTTGTTTGACTTTTTACCCTGTCAAAATAATTTTTTGAGTACCGCTAACACTCAATAAATCAGTGTTTTATGATGGTGAGAGATGGATTTGAACTGCATTATATTATACACTTTTTGATAATTTTTATTTTTTTAATCTTTTTTTGTAGCTATCATTATTTTTTGTTTATTATAAATCTTTCAAAAAAATCTTTTTTATCTTTCTTTCACTCATGCTAATATCTTAAGTTACTAACTTTTACTACTATATGTTTATTATACTTTGTATATTTAGAAAAAGGCAAGATATTTTATATTTTTTTTATTTTTTAATTAGTTATTAAAAAAATAATTGTGGGTGAAATTTTGCAGTTTAAAAGAAAATAGAAAAGATATTTTATATTTTTTGTAAAAAAATGCTGCACTTTATTCTTTTTTTATGATATAATATATAAAAAATTTGGAGGGATTTATATGATTTTTAAAAAAGGAGAGCTATTTTCAGGTCCTGGAGGCTTGGCATATGCAGCTATAGCATCAACTTTTAGTAATGTAAATGGAGAAATTTTTTCTATTGAGCATAATTGGGCAAATGACATTGATTTTGATTCTTGTGAAACTTTTAGAAAAAATATTTGTCCTAATGCTCCAGAAACAGTTATAAATAAAGATGTGGATAAGCTTGATATAAAAAAATTAGATAAAATTGATTGTTTTGTATTTGGTTTTCCTTGTAATGATTTTAGTGATGTAGGAAAGAAAAAGGGAACTAAAGGAAATTATGGAAAATTATATGAATATGGAATAAAAGTAATAAATGAACATAATCCTAAGTGGTTTTTAGCAGAAAATGTTCCTGGTTTAAAATCTACTAATGCTGGAAAAGATTTTAAAAAAATATTAAATGCACTTGGCACTGCAGGAAAGTATGGGTATGAGTTAACAGTTCATTTATATAAATTTGAAGAATATGGAGTTCCTCAATTTAGAAGTAGAATTATTATTGTTGGAATAAGAAAAGATTTAGGACTTAAATTTAAAGTTCCTGCCCCAACAACTAAAAATAATTATGTAACTTCAAAAGAAGCTATTTCTAATATTCCAAGTTGGGCTTCAAATAATGAAATTCCAGCACATAATAAGAGTGTAATAGAAAAATTAAAATATATTCCAGAAGGAAAAAATATATGGTGTGATGAAGTCCCTAAAGAATTAAAGATAAAAACAAAAGTTCAATTAAGTCAAATTTATAGAAGACTAGATTCTACAAAACCTTCATACACTATCACAGCAAGTGGTGGAGGCGGAACACATGGTTATCATTGGAAAGAAAATCGTGCTTTAACTAATAGGGAAAGGGCTAGAATACAAACTTTTCCAGATGAATTTGAATTTATAGGTAAAAAAGAATCTGTTAGAAAACAGATTGGAATGGCTGTGCCTCCAAAAGGAGCCCAAATTATATTTGAAGCTATTTTAAAAACTTTTGCTGGAGTAAACTATGATAGTGTTCCAGCAAAATATGAATTTTTATAGTATTAGTAATAGAGTAACTTGATAGAATTATAGATTTTATTAGATTACTCTATTTTAAATTATTTCTAATCTTATTTTATTAAATGCAATAATAGAAACTCTAACTTTATTAGATGTAGTTGCATTATTATAGTCAAACCATTCCTTTATTAATTTTAAATCTTTTAATCCTTGTAAATTTTTAGCATAAATGCTGTTAGTACTTTCTTTACCTGAATGCCCTGTTGTTTTTAGTATAACTACTTCATTTTCTCTAAATCCATCTATAAATTCAGCATAAAATAAGTTTATTCCATATTCATCTTTTCCCAAATATGTACTATTATATAGTTCTAATTCTTTTGCTTTCTGTAAAGGAATTTTTATATAGCCTTCTCCTTCTTCTCTTTCTCTTCCAGGAGCTCTATCTATTCCCCAGTCTAAGTGAATTTCCCCTATGTCAACAATATATGACCCTAATTTTGCCATCTTATTTCCTCCCTTTTCTATGATATGTAGAAATCTATAACTCTATCTAAAATTAATTANTGTATTATATTATATATTTTTTGATAATTTTTAATTTTTTAATCTTTTTTTGTAGCTATCGTCATCTTTTGTTTATTATAAATTTTTCAAAAAAATCTTTTTTATCCTTCTTTCACTCACGCTAATATCTTAAGTTACTAACTTTAACTATTATATGTTTATTATACTTTATATATTTAGAAAAAGGCAAGATATTTTTATATCTTTTTTTATTTTTCAATTATAAAAAAGCAGGAATAAGATCCTGCTTCTATGCTTGTTCCTTATAATAATATCCTAGCATTAAATTCGCATCCAATGCTTCTTTATCATCTAAAACTAATTGAAATATATTAGCTTTTTTTATAATCTTTATTTTTTAAATTAAAGAATAATTTTGTAAATTATGAATATCCTTATCTGTTATAAAATATTCTCTTTGAATAAACTTACCATTTTCACTCTTTAAAATAGCTGGTATTTCTCTTTCTAAATCTTCTAAACTAAATTTTTGAAATCTATATTTCATATTTAACAACTCCTTATTTTTTAAAAAATATTTTCAAAGCCTCTCTCACTATTTCTGCTATTGAATCACCATTTTTATTACTATATTCAATAACTTTATCATATAATTCTTCATTCAATCCTATTTTTATACTATGATTGATAGGATCTTTTGCTGGAGGTCTTCCTATCTTTTTTTTATCTTTCATAATTTCTCCCTTGATTTTAGTTATTATAAATGTTATAATTAATTACAAATTTAAAGTGGACATTTTTGAGCCTTCTTAGTTTAACTAAGAGGGCTTATTTCTTTTTATTTAGTTTTATTAATACAATTATAACCAGTATCAATGTTATTGGTTGTAATATATCATTTATGACTCTTAATACTTCCATTTTATCACTCCTTTTTCTTTTTTTTAAAAGGAAGATAGGGGAGAGTGGAGGAGTGAGATTACTCTCAAACCTCCTTTCTCTTATTATATCTTATTTTCTCAATTGCCTAATAAGAACAATGATGGATAAGATATAAAAGATTATCTCCAATATCTCCTTTAAAGTGGACATCTTCTCACCTCCTTATATATCTATTATACTTTAAAGGTTCAAAAAAGTCAAGATATTTTTTTGAACCTTTAAAGTTTTTTTTAATAAAAAAAGGACAGAATGAACTGCCCTTTTATTCTTCCTTTTCTTTATCTTCTTCTTTCAATTGCTCAAGAGCTTTTTTTAATTTTTTTGGAATAGGCACTCCTGCTTTTGCTGCATTTTCTACAATACTTAATAATTCAGTTGCACAATAGAATATTCCAACTAAATTTCTAAAACCAATACTTGGAACTAATTTATGCATTAATGAAGCTCCACACAATAAAGCTAAGATCCATAATTTCTTTTCTATTCCTTTGTATGCTCTTTTTGAATTTAAATTCTTTAATTTATATCCAGCGTATACTCCTGATGCATAATCAATTAACATTAACCCCATTAAAACCTTTGCTAGGGTATCAAACCCACCAATAAGCCAAATTAAAAAAGCAATAAAATATGCCCACATTTTTGCTATAAATGCCCCCACTATACCAACCCCTAACTATAATTTAAGTATCTTTTTCCAATGATTATAATAAGATACTGCTTCATCTGTTCTGTCTACTACGGCTTTATCCTTATACCCTTCATTTTCTAATTTATCTTTCCAAGAAGTTTCTCCAAACATTCTCACAGCTCTATACATAGCCTTTCTTTTTAGAAACCCTACTCCTAGCTCCTTCATAATGTGTAGAAAAATTTTATCAGATAAGGTTCTGTTTAACCCTGTGTTATTATATTTACTATAAAAAAAATCATGAATAACAGCAGCTGGAGTATATTTTCCAAATGGAGGGAATATAGTCCAAAATGAACGAGGGACTGAAGCTAGATCTGTTATAAAGCCTTTGGGTACAGTAATTCTGTACCCATTAACTTCATAAATATAATCCTGGAATAACTCATATCTTTTTCCATCATAAAGTGGATGTGTCACTAGTTTTGTTATCTCCATTATCTTTCCCCTCTTTTAATTTTTTAAAAATTGGTTGTAGTTCTTTTACTACTGCTTCTATTGTATTTTCATTAACAAAAATTCTTACATGAGGTGGTAATTTAGAAACAAATTCTTGAACTGCTTTCTTTTTAAGGTTTCCTAGACCTTTTCCTTGTATAGCCAATTCTTGTTTCATTACTTCATTTCTTACTTCAGTTGTTGCTTCTTCCTTTCCTTTATATCTCCAAGTCAATGCAATATAAGTAACTACTGAAAATATATATCCTAAAACTTGCCATATTAATTTTTTATCCATAATTAAAAACCTCCTAAATTTTAATACTATTTATAAAATCAACTATAAAATGTGCCATTTTTCTTACATCTTTAAATTTACTTGCTTCTTCGTTAGTTCCGAAGAAAGGTTCAACCAAAATATAAGTACAATTTGTATTGCATATTCCATAACCTCCTCTCGTTTTGGAATCAGTAATGAGGATTATCCCCTCTGTTTCTACTGTCTTTTCTATCATTACTTCCTTACCATTTTTATCTATTTTCTTTTCTTTTAATTTGTTCCATTCTTTTCTTATATTGCTTCCATACTCAGTTTTTAATTTTTTCATAAAAAGTTCAGCATATTTTTTAGCTTGTTCATTCTTAAAATAAACTAAACTTTCACATCCATTTGCTTGTGGAGAAGCAGCATTAAAATGTAATTCTAAAGCTAATTCATAATTATGCTTATTAATTTCATCAACAACAGGTTTCATTTCTTGAATGTAATTTTGTTCAGCTTTTCTTGAGTAAATATCAATATTATCATCTAAGTTATTTATCTCATCACAGACATCTCTCCAGTATTCATATTCAGATAAATTTAGATATTTACTGTATGCCCCTTTTCCTCTTGGATTATGTCCAATTACTAATGCGAATTTTTTCATATTTTACCTCTTTTCTTTTTATTCCCATTTAATAGCTTCTAGTTCTTCAACAGTTTTAACTTTTAATATTTTTTTTGTTATAGCAGTGTATTTGTTTTGTGCAGTTATAACTCTTAGTATCCAAGAAAAATAAATTAAATTTAATTCTCCAAGAGGCATATCTACAACAGAATCATCTTTTAATCTCCAAGGAGTTGTTAAAGTTTTTAAAAGATTTTTTAGCTTTCCAACTTTCATTGCACCTTTTATTTTTTCTTCAAGTTCTTCAGTTATTGGTATTCCCAATGTTACTAAGGCTTGTTGAATGACACTATAGTCTTCTGTTTCTCCAGCAATGTCTAATGCCATTTTTACACGCATAAAATTAATTTCATCATATTCTTTCATTTGGAAAATCTTACCATTATGCTCATAAGAACCAAACATCTTTTCCAACAGAATTTCTCTGAACTTATGTCTGAAAGTTCTTTTAACATCTTCCATATTTATATCCCAATTATGCGTTCCAGTATTCCAAGTATGGTAAATACTTGGTTGTGGAATAGACTTTAATTTTTTATTTTCTATATATTCTCCTGGAGCAAGTGAAATTTCTATATCCTCTTCTATAAGTTCATTTCTAGTCATTTCTCTTATAGTATTAGTTATACTATCATAAGTTGGATGCTTAAAAACTTCATTACTTTCAACAACTATATAATCATCTTTGTTTAATTCAGGATAATCTAAAAATAAATTATTTCCCATAAACTCTTTTACTTCCTTAGCTGTTAAATTTACAGTAAATTTTACTTTTGCTATTTTTTCTTTTGTATATATGTAGAACATAATTTTCTCCTTTCAATTTTGAATAGATTTTCAAATTTATAAAGAATTTAAGATTTAATTTTGTAGCTTTGAGCATATTTTTATATTTTTTCTTAAATA